AGTTGTCTCTGTTGGAGTAAATGTAGAACCTTGTGATCCACCAGCCATATCAAACCTCACTTATCCATGTTCTAGGGCTAAATCCAAGACTCTTTGCCCTCTTAATCCAGCCTTTTCGATGGCTAGAAAATGTTATGTATTTCGCTCCACCTTGACGCGCAATCTCTTTTATGTATTTTAATCCATTTTCAAGATTATCATGCCTATTTTCTAACGCCCAACCAGCCCAAACGTGCAATTCTTCGCCATTTGGTTGCAGTACCCAATACCCAATCGTTCTACCTTCATCAATCAAAGCCCATATCATTGATCTTTGACTATGACAGTCACAATAAACGTCCTCAATAATCCAATTCTCAGGGCTTTTAGTCTTAACATTCTCTAAACCTGGCTTAATCGAAGGCCACCAGGCACGTAATTCCTGTGGAGTAATGTATTTAATTTCCATTAGCCGACTATGATGTACATAAATTCACAGACATGAGCGTTACTTTGGTGATTAATGATTGCACTACCTTGAGATCGAGTTCCTACCCACAATTTAGCCATTTCTTGAGCTGCCTTATCATTCATTGGAGTAAATATAATCGCAGAATCATAGCCTATACGCTCATTATTTAGCGTAGTGGTTGTAGTGCTTGTGCCGGTTATAAAGTAACCAACATTATTAGTCTTGCCATCCATAATTCCGCGAACTACCTCTGCAACAGTTCGCTGATCTCCACCAAACGGAGGAAGCGTTCTAAACTGTGTCATCTCAGACCTTGCGTAACAATATCAACTTCCATCCCAACGGCAGTTTTCCACGCACTACCAACAGGCGATGCCTTTACCCTCATATAACGACCAGGAACCCTCATAGAGGCTTTTCCTTCGCTGTCCGTACTAACGGCAGTGGTAAACGCAATAGGGTCTCCTAGCAGGTTTCTATTGCAGATTGAGATGTCAGCAGTTCCATTGTCAATAATTGGCCGAACTCCAGTAATTACAGACCTACCGTTGTCAATGTCATTAGTAACAATCGAGCATTGCTTGTTAGTACCGCCAAACGTAATAATCTTTTGCCCTTGTATGCCAGCAAACAGCGATTGACCACCATCCCATTGACGATCATCAAGCGATACCGTCAAAGCATCAATACTTGCGCTGAAAAGGTCTAATCCTTCAAGTGTTACCGCAGGAGTGATGACGATAGAGATAGCGTCAGCAGTAGTATCACCATGCGACCACTTACCGAAGTCAATGCTGTAGATCAAAACATTGGTATTAGCGAAATTATCCTTAAATGACCAGACAATTAACCGTTTAACTGGGTCAACAGTGCTAGACATTTGGTCAAGTTGACCTGTATTGGCAATATCAAAGAACCAACGGTCTATTTTTCCTGCGCTAATCGATTTAACTGTCTGACCATCGCACACATAGAAACCGTCTGTAGCCAAAAAGTACGTCAAACCGTTGTATTGAGTCACACTACCGCTAGAAATACAGCCTAAACTGCGTGAAATAGCGTCAAATTGGAAAAACAACGGGCTACCTATATAGGACATACGGAAGATGGCTTTTTCAAGCAGCACTAATCCGTACTCACCACCCGTTAAACCTTTAATGTCACCACCATCAGCGATTACTTGCGTGTCTGCCTGACTTGTTGCGCCAGGTGTCCAGTTAGTTTCGTCGTTAATGTCAGACCAATAAACCTTGTTCTCATAATCCTCAACATTTGCAGCCACCACAAAGTCGCGCACTACCGTCACATACTTAGCAGTAGGAGCGTCAGCAGATAAATCACCGAATTTTTCACTTATTACATTTAGCGTATAAGACTGTAGCTTCTCAATGCCATTAGCTACAATCATCTCAGAGCCAAACTGCGTAACATCCCAAAACAAAGTGGTGGAGTAGCCTGTAGTTGTTAAAGCATCAAGGCCTCTATCACCACTATCGTACTTAAACAAATTAGTAGCACCACCAGCAAACAACGTAGACAATCCAGCAAACTTACCGGCAAATGTAGTCACTAAAGTCTGACCAGCAGCGGTACTATAGTCTGCTTCAGCACCCAAAGGAGCGTAGCCAGTAGCAACAGGAATACAGTTATTAGCGTCAGTCAGCGCACCTGTAATGCCAGGCTGATCCGGTAGCCACTCACCAAATGCTAGTTTTGTCTTAGCCATGTATTAGTTCCAGCAGGTACGTTAGTCCATGTATTGCTATTAGCAGAAACAATACTCCAAACATTTGAATCTTCTGTTACGTCTGCCCATTCTTCGCCATAGATATAGCCCTTGATGATGATCGAGCTAATCGCATCAACATCTGCAACGGCATTGCGTATTCTAAAAGAGTTAGCCGACACCGTCGCATTTGCCTCTATGCTGCCAGAGCCATCAACATTCATGCCGCCCAAAGCCGTAACAGTAGCAGTATTGCTAATGTCGCTTGCAAAAAACATAATGCAAGTAGTTGTGCTTTCCCATACGCTACTATCTAGAGAAAATGGCAAGCTATCAAGCGTACCAAATTGGTCTAAATCTTCAAGCGTGAATGGGCCGCAAATGTCAGCCATTATGCAAACGTAACAGTAAGGTTACCGATAGCGATCTTAAATACATCGCCAATCTCGATTAGCTTTGCAGCATCCAATGGTGAATGGTAAAGAAGATTGCCAGACGTTGACGCATCCAAGATACCAATCCAGCCAACAGTACCCCACTCAGTAGTAGCTTGGGCAAACTCAATAGCAGCCGTATTGCTTGATGCACCATCACTAGGAGCGCCAAAGGTAGCAGCTACTCGCGCATACGATGCACCATCTACCTCTGTGCCAGTGTTAGCGTCAGTCGGGTCGCTGGTATATAAACCAACGTAAACAGTTGCTACTGGCGTGTACGCTGTGTTTCGCAGTGTTCCGTTAATTAGCGCATTTTCCAGATAGTTAGACATCTCAGCCATAATAATCCCTAGTTAAAAGACATGGACATGGGTTGACCGCTATACTCACCAGAATCATCTGCGACGTTAATAGCTGCAATAGCTCTCTCGTACAACGTACCCCATGTCTGTAGTCGCACATCATTCATTAGATACGGTTCTGCCTCACCTAACGCAGCATAAAGCAAAGCGTCAGGACAGTTAGCCATAAAGACATTGCTAGGATTCGTAGAGCTTAGGAAAGCAGGTTGAGCGTAGTACAGCATTTGCAAGACATAAGCACCGTCAGGGATTGGCCCCAATTGCAACTCAGAAGCTAGTACCGTGTAACGCTTTGGCTGCCCTGATTCTGTTGAGATAGTCTTTTTATAAAACAGGTTAGGCGTATCGTAAACAAGCGTGCCATTAGGATTAGCAGCAATATGAATATCGCGCATCTCTAAGTAATCACTAGGCAAACCAACAGTAGAATCGCCGCCTGTAGTAGTAGCCTGGGCAATCACTAGCATTTGCCGAATACGTAACTCTCTACGCAGGCGCTGCTCTGCCAAAGAGATAAACGTGGGGATAATGCTATCTAAGTCACTGCGAGCTAGATAGCTGGAGATGGTGCTAGTTAAGTCAGAATAGCTAGTCAGTGCCATTATCGCCCCTCAAGGCTTTATCATCTACATCGTCCCAACTGTATTCATGCGTGCCAATATGTTTAATGTGCATTGAAAGCTCATGGTCAACATAGGTATCAATACCTGCATCGCCAGCCTTTACACAGAAGAACACATCTTCACCCACTACACCTGTTGGCCCCCAACCTGCATCAAACCACGGAGCAGATAGTGTTTCAAATACTTTCTTGCGGATCAATACTGCACCAAATCCAACAGCAGTAACGACCTCAATACCTTCTTTACCGCGGGAATCTACGTTAGACCAATGATGACGGATACCCTTCTCATCTTCACTCTTAACCAGCAATTTAGCGGTAGGGAATGATGGTCTGCGCCTAGTTACTGCGTTTACTCCAACTATGTCCACCTCACGGCTCAACATAATCGTAATCAAATCATGCGGGAATCTCATGTCGCTATCAATGAACAGAACAGCGTCACAGCCCTCTTTTAAAGCCACCTGAGCCAACTTCTCACGCTGGTCGAATATCAACGTGCCTGGCATTGTATAAAGGCTTAAACCGCCTTTACCATCCTTACATCTAACTGAAGCATCATGGGCGCACATACGGGCAAAATCAAACGCAAAACCTGTATGTACTTCATCACGGCATGGTACACAAACGCCAACTCTCATACTGTTCCCCTATAGATTTTCAGTGCAGCTTGGTCAGGATGATTGAGCCAACTTCTAAATGCCTTATCATCTACGATTGCAAAGCCTCGCATGATGCCCATTTCGTTTAACTTATCTACTGCTGTAAACGGTATAGAGCCAATCAAATGCAAGTCGTCTGTATCGCCTGTCCTAGCCTTATCTACCTCTTGGAGAATCTTGTTTCTTGCGAGAATGTCGCTAATGTCTTGGTTAGTCTCGATGATAATACTGCCATCACCATCCGCGTGAACTTTTTGATGTCTAAAGTTTGTCATTAGTCTTTATAAAAAGCCCCCAACCGAAGTCAGGGGCTAGTTTCATTACAGTGAGAAATCGAGATCGGCCACAATCCCGTGAGCAGCCTCGTTTTTCACCTCCAGTGTTACCTCCGCCAAAATCTGGGTTTTTTCACTGTCACCAGACTTAGCCAGTTCATTAGTCATGAATGGGCGCAGGAAAGCCATAGCAGCGTACTCAGGATCAAGGATCAGCATATCGCGGTTACGCATGAAACGATCAGGAACGATAGACAGTTGACCGAAGTCCGACTGATAAATGTCAGCAGCACCGATAATCACACCAGCCTCAGGCTTCGTGATCTGATAACGGTTGACAGCGATACCAGCAAACGTGGACATCTTCTGCTTACCAGCCGAGCCAACGAACACAGCTTTAGGATTGCCACCCGCATCGAAGATCGAAGCGATAACAGTCTTGAGCAATGCTTCGGTAGCAGTACGCTGTGTACCATCGGTACGAGTCGAAGTGCCGGAAGTTGCAGGAGCCGAACCGCCACTACCTTGCGACGAGTTAGTTTTGATCCACGACAGCAACGAACCCATAGTGCGAGCAACCGTAGAAGTGCCAGCCGACTTGCCTTGGTTAGCAGTGATGATGGTTTCCAGATCACGCTTCAGCTCTTGCGAAGCCTTAGCCAACTGATAAGCCTTTTCAGACTTACGGCCAGCTTTGTCAACGCTCTCCAGAGTGCCAGAGACTTGAATAGTCTTAGACACGATCTGCGTGTAGTTACCAACGCGAACCGTAGGAGCCATTGTGCCAGACGTTGCATCTGCACCCTCGACAGCCGCGTTTGCGGTAGTAGCAGCAGCCAGCGAGTCAGTCTGCCACTCGTGGTAAACAGCGGTAGCCTTGGTCTTGCCAATCGACGACATGATTGGAGTCTCAGTAGGCGAGATGTTGTAGATCATATCGGACAAGTCTTCGCGCTGACCGATAGCCGTAAATGTTTGATATGTAGGCATGATAATTTCCTTTAAATAAATCGTTCAAATAGTGCCGCAGCGTCAGCCACCCTTCCGGTAGCCCTTGCTTTAGCTTTTAACTTCTTGACCTGCTCACTGTTAGTATCACGAGGTTGCGAGACTCCCGACTTCATAACTTTCGGGGCTTCAGCTAACTTCTTATTGATACCAGGCTTCGACTTCTGTAGCTTGTCGTATTGCATAGCCTTGTACAGCGTAATAACGTGACGAGAATCGACAACGCTTGCCAATTCCTCATCTGAAAACCCTAACTCTTTACCGTATGAGCGCACTGACTTTCTCAGTGACTCACCCTTTTCAGGATCAACATAGTCAGGTAGCACAGTTGCTAACTTCTCCGATTCTTGCCGGACTAGGTTAGACATCCATTGCTGCCTGTCTTGCTCTTGTTGCGCTCTAATTTGATTCTGTTGAGCGCGTACTTGAGAAAGTTGTTTCTCCTTCTGTGAGAGTTCCGCTACCTTAACGGCGTAACCGATTGGATCGGTTTCCTTCAAGTAGTCAAGATTCTCTGGTTCTTCCCCACGTGAAAGCATCTGCTCAATCACCTGGAGTTGCTGTGCGTACTGATCTCTCAGTTGCTTCGCCTCTTGAATCGCTTGGTATTCGGCCTGAACAGCCTTGCGTTCTTCAGCTACAGCTTGCGATTTTTTAGTATAGTCAGCGCCAAGTTGATAATTCTTAACAAGCTCGTCGAGGGTAACGTCCTTTTCTTCACCCGCAGCTTTCACGCGGTAAGTACGTTCCTGTTCTTCTTGTTCGCTATCTTCCTGG